GCTCTAGGATTGTGCCAATCGGTGGCAGGTTTTTCTTCAACGTTTTCTTTGCCGTTAAGTTATGCATGTTCCTAATTTTGGTATGCGTATCATCTGCCAATCCTCCATAGGTCAATTCCTGCAATCGCCATGCAATCTTACGCACAAGAAAGACTTTATTTTTGTTATGGGGTGGTGCATCAAAAATGCTTGTCCAGAGTGTCACTAAATCTGGTGTTTGCATGTTTGGCAGGTTCGCGAGCTGCGATATCATTTGTGTGTTTGTATTCATGGTGTTTGGTCTCCTTTGTCACATGAATGCTTCAAAGCGCCACTTAGTCCAGTCGAACCAGTCTCTTTATTTGATTTATTTTTAATGCGAATAACACCGCGCAACATAAGGCTGGCGATTTCATCAATCCGCTGGTCAATGGATAATTCGTGCGCTGGTGTTGTGTTTATTTTGGTCTCATTCATAAAAACCAAGATGCCATCATTCCATTACGACCATGGGGGGATGCAAAGGGGGAGCTGGAGGGGGATGGTGGTGGGATATGGTAGGATCAAAAGGGGGATGACGCCCTAACAAGGTTCCTTAATAATGCGAACAACAACACCAAAAATATCAACGTCATCCTTGCTCGTAGCGATTATTGGATCGTAGTTTTTATTCTCTGGTGCAAAGACAATCCGATCACCTTGATTGAGGTACCTTTTAACCGTCATCTCACCATTGATACTGGCAACAACAATATCACGGTTTTCAGGAGACGCTGATTTGTTCACCAATAAAAGATCGCCATCGCTGATCCCAGCGCCAGTCATAGAATCACCATTCACATGGATGACGTATCCATCCGATGATTTGGGAAAGAAATTAAATGGGAATAATGCATGCGTATGCTCATCATTTGATTTTTCTAATGGTTTTCCAGCAGGGATTTGAACATTTAACATGGGAATGCGACCCATGGGAAATCCAGCTTCTTTCAAAGTCATGACACGATATATGCCCTCACCATAGAACTTAGATTGATTATTTTTGTGTGAGTTTTGGTAACTTGCCATTGAATATATTCCTCTCTTTTGATAAGAACATAATAGGAACAATTTAAAAATTAAATCAACACCAAGTTGTCTTATTACAGACAGAATATTAAGTAAGTCTGGTTTTGAATTTAATAATTCCCAACATACCCAATAGGCCATAGACGATGAAAGGAGACCTCTCTCATGGACAATATCGCAGTCGAGACAAGTTACACTATAAACGAAATCGCAAGTTTACGATCTATTAGTGAACAATCTGTTCTGCATGATATTTACCATGGACGATTACAAGTGCATGCTTGGTTACCGTTCACGGCTGTTCATGAAATTAAAGAGCAGGAAATAGCAAATCAAATCGTTTACACAAAAACAGAACGCATGCATGAAGGCTATGTTCCAATCTATCCCATGGATGTTCGGCATGTCATGAAGTCGAAGCGTGTTCCGGTACGAGCCTTTCCTGGCAAACATGATGGGGAAGAGATTGTTTTAAGGCATGGTGTTGCTAATTATTGGATTGAAGCTCAAGACATTGTTGTGTTGGAAAATAGCCTTGTTCAGCACCGCCAAAGGCAAAAAACCAATGATATTAAGGTGACGGCCATTGCGCGATTGGCTGATATTATTCCAGACCTCCAGCGCAAAGCAACACAACCAGCGCGTAGTCCAAACTTTGACAATGTTGTTTTTAAGGGACAGGAATTTGCCTTTGGTTTGGTACAGGCCGATATCCTCAAACAGCTTTATAAGGCAGCGAGCGCTGGTGATCCAAAAGTTCATTTTAAAAGGCTATTTGTTGAAGCCGGTTCACAATCAGTGCGGATGCGCGATGTGTTTAAAAGCCAGCCTGATTGGAAAGACCTGATTTGCAATGATGCACGCGGTTATTACTGGCTTCATCCTGATTTTATGACGGCATTAAATACCAGCTCATCCCCCTTTTGATCCGACCATATCCCACCATCATCCCCCTCCAGCTCCCCCCCTGCATCCCCACGCAGGGGGTTTATAATTTTGTCACGTTGGTCTTGTCATTAACAAAAGGAGACCAATGATGAATGATAATAGAAAACCACCAATAAACCCTGTTTACGTTGTTCCAACAAAAGCACTGTTTCGAGAAATCCAAGCGATGCCTGTTCGGGATATTAAAGCCAAAGACCAGCGCGAACTCGAAGGCATCCGCAAAGCATTGATACGCGAAGCATGTGAAGTCACACGCTGTGTGCAATGGGTCGATGGAATAATCCGTTTGAACACGATCAAAGCGCATCGCAAATCTAAACCAACAAAATAATCACTTAAAACTCGATGTGCCAGCATTCATGCGCTCCTTTAATTGGGACGTTGCCAGTGCCGTGCATCCTTATTTTAAAAAGGAAAATACTCATGAAGAAACAAACCCAATCTCTCTCTGAGAGTGAATCCAATGTCGAACAACAAATGCGATCTGCCGTGCGAACATTGCGGCGAATGCCACCAGTTAAAGTCCAAGGTTATTACAGTGCATGGCCAGACATTGTGCGTGATGACCGTGAAATCATGGCCATGGCTAAAGAACCCTTGCGTGTGCGCCCCAGCGCCCATGATATCCAAGAATTGGAGGAAGTTCTCTTTGAATGGATGTCTTGGCTTACTGTCGAAGAACGTCGTTTATTATGGGCCAGAGCCAACCGCATTCCATGGAAAATGGTTTGTGGCGAACTTGGCGTTGGTCGCACCAAGGCATGGGAAATCTATAAATATACGCTGGGTAAGATTGCGAAACGCAAATGATCATCGGCACGTTTGCCCCGATCCCCAATAAAATATTGTGCCGTAAAGATCTCAGTCACGGCGCAAAACTCTGCTGTGCGCGACTTATTCAATATGCAGGCAAGGATGGTAAGGCATTCCCAAAGCTCAAAACCCTTGGTGATGAGTTGGGAGTGTCATCCCGTGGAGCGCAGAGATTTATTGCGGAGTTGGAACAAGCCAACCTTATTCGGTCTGAGCAACGAGGACGTGGCCAGTCCAATATCTACCATGTGGATAAGTCGATAGTTATCCACATTCCTAATCTTACCACGACAAAACTGTCCACTCTAAACCGGACAAATGTGTCCACTCCAGACACGACAGATTTGTCCATACCATATAAAGGAGGAAAAGAGAACTATAAAAAAGAACTTGAAAAGATAACAGCTGGGCTTGTGCATAACATGCGGATGCCTCGATGAAATACACAATCAAAACACCCCAAACAAAGCAATCAAATGATCGTCTATTCAGCTTGATAAGCACGGTGAATGAAGCGTTACTGGTGTTAACAAAGGAGCAAATAATGACTAAGAAACTTAAAAATAACGATGCCCAAATCAAGGCATTTATTAGCCACAAGGCAAATATTGACGCGATGTTAGAACGCCTTCAAAAAACCAGCGCCGACCATTTTGGCAAAAGCCCAGAGGCTATTCAATGGGGTGATGTGGCTCTATTGAGCGATATAGCCAACGAACTGCAAGACGTGACATGGCGGGTTTTTCAGGAGGGTGAGTATGCTTAAAAAGGGCGCTTAAAATAATTACATAATTTTTATTGACTTTTGATATTTTGATGTGATAGATTGTTAATAATTAGTTAAGAAATTACTATTTGAATTAAACAGAGGATATAAAAAATGGCACAGGGAAACACAGCAACACGATCACTACGTGGTGATTTTAAAGGGGTCAGCATTTCACGTTCTGCTGATGGAGTATTAACAGTTGACGTTTCTGATCTTGGTGATGTTGATGTGACTGTTGTGACATCGGGTCACGGTCAAATTACGAAGCATGCGCCTGTTGAAGAGCAAGATAACCTCCAAACAGTCACAAAAGAAGCCTATAATATTGGTGATGTTCTTCCTGATGGTTGGGTTGTTATGGGGCTATCGAAAGATACAGGTATGCCCTTTTCATGCGAACCTGCAGAAAGTGCATTGGACGGATACCAAACATGGCATACAGGTGAAGGCCATGCTGTAAAATTACGTGACGCCGGTAACCAAAATGCCCGTCAGCCAAGTGACAAAGAATTAAACACAATCTGGGAAGATGTTGTTAAAGCTGGTCGCAATGATAATGCTAAGCTTAATACAAACGGTTCCAGGCCGTACGGTAGGTACTGGTCGTCTACGCCGGGTCCGTACGGCTCGGACGGTGCGCGGGTACAGTACCTAGACGACGGCTTCAGGGATTGGGACTATAAGGGCTACCGTGGTGCGCGCGTCCGAGTTGTCCGCGACGAACCAAGTCTGAAGCTTGCGTAAGACTTGTTAGTCATTCAGTTATTTAATCATTTAAAAGCCGCGCGCAGCGCGGCTTAAATTTTGAATCGGTCAATTTTCAGGGATATCGATGGCACAATACGAACATTTACCGATTTATAAGCAGACTTACGACGTCCTATTGCGTGTTATGATCGCAACAAAGGATTTCCCGAGAGAATATAAATATACATTGGGTCAAAAAATTAAAGATGAACTGACTGAAATTATTATTTTGATTTATAGGGCCAATAGTGCAGAAAATAAAAAGAGCCACATACAAGAAATTTTAGAACGCATCCAAGCAGTTCAATTATTGATGCGTTTATCACATGATATGAAGATATTGTCACGCCGCCATTATGCGGCACTTTCTGAAATGACAGAAAGTCTTGGGAAGCAAGCCCAAGGGTGGCTCAAAAGTTCGAGGAAGAGGTAGCCAGAATGGATATAGGTCAAGGCTTAATCCAGAGAGCATATTCAGCTCGGATGGTGGCGGTATTTTTGCCAAAAGGCATTGATACCAAAGAAGAAACCGAAAGGTGGAAGGTTTGGCAGATGAGTAATCGCCTGCTCGATCATGAGATCACCATCATTGTTTAGGCGGTTCCAAACCGTACGGTAAATACTGGTCATCTACGCCGAATCCGAACAACTCGGACAATGCGCGGATACAGTACCTAGACGACGGCAACAGGAATTGGAACTATAAGGACAACCGTAATGCGCGCGTCCGAGTTGTCCGCAGACGGAGTTGGATGCCCCTTTCTCGATGCTGTTCTTATGAGTGAGGATTTGTTTTCGTACATTCTGCATCGGCTGTGAGGAATAAATTTTCGACACGTTTGCAGAAATATTGCCTTGCTTTAAACCCATCAACCTGCCGAAGCATGCCCAAATAACTATTCACACTATGAGATAAATCTTGCAACGATTTTGTATCAACAGGTGATCCTTGTAACTCCCATTCTCGTATTTTTTGTTTACAGGTGGCCATTGTCGATTGGCGCAAATACGTGCGACCCGGCTTGATAATAAACCCCGTGAAATCAATTCCTTTATCTGCAAAATTAATGTGTTTTTTATTGGGGTGGAGTTTTAAGGCTAATTTTTCATGCAAAAACACCTCCATCTGTTCATACCATTGATTCAAAATCTCTGCATCATCATGAAATAATACCATGTCATCAACATAGCGACCATAATGCTTGGCCTTTAATTCATGTTTGGCAAATTGATCTAGCTCATTCATATAGACATTGGCAAAAAACTGACTTGTCAAATTACCAATGGGGAGACCTTTGCTTTCTTTTGCATTAAACAGGCTTTTATGTGGTGGTACTTGATCAAATAATGATTGCGGTGATCGCATGATAAAGTTGGATCGGGGGTCATGTAAAATAATTTGCTGTATTAATTCCCAAATCCACTCCTCGTGAATAAGAGGCTTGATCAGGTTCAATAATATCAACTTATCAATAGTTTTGAAAAAATTAGCAACATCAGCCTTCATAAAATATGCCGGCTTTGTCCATTGATGAGTGATAGAGCGTGCAAATTTTGAGACGCGGTGCATCCCATCATGCGTTCCACGCCCAGGAATGCATGCGTAATTATCACGAATGAACCGTTTATGAAACCTGTGTGAAATCATGTTATAAATCAGGTGGTGAACAACGCGATCACGAAAATCCGCTGCCCAGACTTCTCTGATTTTAGGGTGCGTAATGACAAAAGCAATGCTACGTCCTATCTGATAACTTCCATTTTTCAAGTCATGGTAAAGCTGAACAAGGTTCTTTTCTAAATCGGCTTCGAAGCGGAGCTGATTAATCGTATTGCGCTTTGCCTTCCGACAATCAAAGTACGCATCAAAAACAGATTCAATGGTAAGCTCCGTACTCATAACAAGCAGGCTCTCAGTCCACAATTTTTAAGAAATTAACTGGGTTAATATTCAAGTCACTAAATCTGGCTTTGTAAATCTTAATTAACTCCGAAGCTTCATTGAAAAGTTGATTGAGCAAATGAGGGTCGACTGCACCTCTAACGTATATTGTGGAAGGTGGTACACCATCATCACTATCAAGTTCATGCTGTATGATCATGAGTGGTGAAGCCGTATGGATAATATAGATACTGTTTGTACTCAGACCAGAACCAACGATCCATCTGTCTGGTATCAGTGCATTGTTTTCTTGTTCTGTATTGATTATGATTTTGTCTGACATGCATGATTTTCCCTGTGTTTAATTATTTCTATATTTTCATAATATTATAATTGATTCTTATTTGTTAAATCTATTTTTATGCATAGTTATTTAATTTGTTCGCGAACAAATTAGGTGCGGACAGGGCGCACAAAATTGCGTATCGTTTAAAACATAATCGCCGGAAGTAACACAAAAGCCACGCATCGCCGTGGCTTTTGTCGTTTGGTCTCACTACATGATGATTAGGTACTTCCGGCGGTTTATGTGTATGCGGCGGGCTTAGGCGCAAAAGTTTTTTAGCGTCAGCCATTTTTTTGGGTCCGCACTTGCATCCAAAACATATCAAGAATTTAGCATTTACAACGCCTCTAGGTGCGGACCTAGGGTGCGGACCCATGCGGACCCAGATTATCAAAAGGAAAACCATTTTGTGGATAGTCATCCCCTCAATATTTTGTCCCTGTGTGCAGGAGTTGGAGGTCTTGACCTCGGACTTGGATTTGTCGAGATCGAAGCATTTGCGTGCGAAATCTTGGCAACGCGCATGGAAAACAAAGCCTTGGATGAAGCGCCTATATGGACGGATTTACGAACCTTCAATTGCAAGCCGTGGCGTGGAGTTGTGGATTGCATCATTGGCGGATACCCCTGTCAGCCATTTTCAGTTGCAGGAAAGCAAAAAGGGGCTGACGACCCCAGACACTTATGGCCAAGCATCGCGAACATCATCAGGGATATCCAACCACGAATTTGCTTTTTTGAGAATGTCGGAGGACATCTCAAATTGGGGTTCGAACAAGTCCATGATGACCTATCAGCAATGGGTTACCAAGTTAAGACAGGCTTGTTTACAGCGGCGGAAGTTGGTGCATCTCACAAACGCGAACGCCTCTTCATTTTGGCGTACCGTGAAAGCGACAGAATCAACGGGTGGCTGTCTCAGCTATATCAAATTCAAACAACGGATGGAGGCTGGGATGCCTCTGAGTTTACGGGATCAGGTGAAACATCTCTGGCCAACTGTTCGGGTTTCATCTGCGAACGGTGTTTGTCAGAGCGAGGTGATCAACAACAATCCCAAAGGGCGGTTGGAAGTGTCTGTTGTGAATTGGGCAACACCGAACACGTTGGATCATCTTCCCCCACGATCACCCGAGGCCATGGAAAAACTGATGGGGCCGAACGGTCAGCGTGCAGGACGATCAAGGCCGAGCAATCTTCGGGAACAGATTATGTGGCCGACAGTCACAACACAGGATTCGAAGAACAATGCAGGGCCGAGTCAATTTGTCCGCAATACGAAACCATTGAATGTGAAAGCTGTCTGCCATTCCCACCCGGACCAGAAGGATATTGGGACAACATTCCATCCGGTCTTAAACCCGCAATTTGTCGAATGGCTGATGGGATGGCCAATCGGGTGGACAGAATTCGAGCCTGTGGCAATGGAGTCGTCCCTTTGGCAGCCGCTTATGCGTGGCATGTTCTTACAACTTTTAAAGATGGAAAATAATAATGAGTAAAGATAAAAACAAAATACAAATTGAGCATTTGAAAGTGGATGACCTAATACCTTACGCCCAAAATGCGAGAACACATTCGGATCAGCAAGTGGCACAAATTGCAGCATCAATGACAGAGTTTGGTTTTACAAATCCGATCTTAATCGCAGAAGATAATACCATTATCGCAGGACATGGTCGGTTAATGGCATCTAAAATGCTTAAATTGGAAACCGTTCCTGTCATTCGTCTAAACCATTTGGATGAAACCCAACGCCGTGCGCTGGTCATTGCAGATAATAAGATTGCTGAGAACGCAGGCTGGGATGAAGAGCTTTTACGCCAAGAAATCCATGTGTTGGATGATCTTGATTTTGATATTGATATCTTGGGGTTCAGTGAAGACGACCTTGAAAATATCCTTCTTGATTCTGACGCTGCCCAGGGTGGTATGACGGATGAAGATGCTATCCCCGAAGTCACAGAAAATCCAACGTCTGTTGCTGGCGATATTTGGATATGTGGTGATCATAAGGTTTTATGTGGTGATTCCACAATGATCGATGCGTATCAAAATTTGATGGGTGAAGAACTGGCAGATATGGTTTTCACTGATCCACCTTATAATGTTAACTATGCGAACTCTGCCAAAGACAAAATGCGTGGGAAATCACGCGCGATTAAAAACGACAATCTTGGTGATGAATTTGGTGAGTTTCTCTATGACGTTTGCACGAATTTGATGATGATGTGCAAAGGGGCAATGTATATTTGTATGAGTTCATCTGAGCTTCATACTCTCCAGAGCGCTTTCAAAGATGCTGGTGGTAAATGGTCAACATTCATTATATGGGCAAAAAACACATTTACATTGGGACGTGCTGACTATCAACGCCAATACGAACCGATCCTTTATGGTTGGAAAGAAGGACATGAGCATTTCTGGTGCGGTGCGCGTGATCAAAGCGATGTTTGGTTTGTCAATAAACCCGTTAAAAACGATCTTCACCCCACCATGAAACCTATTGAGCTAGTTGAGCGTGCGCTTCATAACTCCAGCAAAACCAAAGATATTGTCTTAGATGCATTTGGCGGATCAGGATCAACCATGATCGCCTGCGAAAAAACAAATCGCCGAGCAAGATTGATTGAGCTTGATCCCAAATACGCAGATGTCATTGTGAGACGCTGGCAGGACTATACTGGGAAGCAAGCAACTCTGGCCAATGATGGCCAGAGCTTTGATGATTTAACGCAGAAGCGACTTAATTAGATTTTATTGAATAATAGCGTTTGCCATCTCGGATCGTGTTGATGACTTCGTTGCCTGATTTCTTAATTGTAGAAAAATGGCCTCGAATGGTGTGATTTTGCCAGCTTGTTTTTTCAGCAACCTCTTCGATAGTGACCCCACCTTCTTGTTTGAGGAGTTTTTCGACTATTGCCTTTTTGGTCACCTTTGGAGGTGATGGTTTTGGATCAGGTGCTTTGATTTTTTGATCTTCTTTTGAAGTTTCAATTTTTGGTTTTTGCGTTGGTTGTGTCATGGTTTTTTCCTTTCGTTGACAGACCCATGAACGCTTCAATTCGATTGGAAGTAAAGTTGAATAGATCAGATAATCTAATCCTTTATTGAAGGCTCAATATTAAATATTTCAGGATCATTTTCGAGGAGTTGATCCATATCTTTGCGGATTGAGATTAGACGTTCGCTGATATGACCTAGGGCATCAATATGATCCTGCCTGATATGTTCTAAATCGGCTTTTGATAGCGTCTCAATCGAGTAGTTTAAAAATAAAAGCGTTCGCTCAATACATAATTTTTTAGATAAGAAAACATCATTAATATCATGTTTTACATTCATAATTTAATCTTTCGTTTATTTAAAATGAAGACTAGTAACGCTTCATCGTGGAGGGAAGTAAAGTGGAATAATAGAGGCCATGAAAACATCGATCAGAGGATATGCACGCCATCGCGGTGTGAGTGATAAGGCTGTTCGAAAGGCCATTGATACAGGGCGCATTACTTTAGACGCAGACGGTCAGATTGATACGGCACAAGCTGATTTAGAATGGTCAGAAAACACCGATCAAACAAAACAAAATATGATGGTCGCTGTTGATCAGCATGCTCCTAAATCAGAGCGTAATTCATACACAAAAATCAAAACCGCGCATGAGCTTTATAAGGCGCAATTAACCCAACTCGCCCTTCAAGAAAAAAAGGGGCAACTCATTCAAAAAGAGATGGTAAAGGCACAAGTTGGTCAGCTCTCAAGACAAGTTCGTGATAGCTGGATGAATTGGCCGTCACGTGTATCGGCATTAATGGCAGCTGAATTAGAAATTGAAGAGCATCAATTACACATCATTTTAGAGCGATATGTAAGGGAGCATTTAAATGACATCGGAGACGGAAAACTCAATTTCGATTGAGTATGATGCATCATTTGTTCAACGTATATTTTTAAACGGGTTTATACCTGATCGTCATTATTTAGTATCCGATTGGTCTGACAAACATCGGCTTTTATCAGGCAAATCATCTGCTGAACCAGGCGAGTGGAAAACATCAAGAACGCCTTATCTTAAAGAAATAATGGACGAGCTATCCACCAGCTCGCCGACACAACGGATTGTCTTTATGAAAGGCGCACAAGTTGGTGGGACGGAATGCGGTAATAACTGGATTGGATATGTGATCCATATTGCACCGGGGCCGATGATGGCGGTGTCGCCAACGGTTGATTTGGCAAAGCGAAATTCAAAGCAACGGATTGATCCTCTTTTGCAAGATGTTCCTGTCTTGGCGGAAAAGGTTAAGCCACAGCGCGAGCGTGATAGTGGGAATACGATTTTAAGTAAAGAATTCGATGGCGGATTCTTGGTGATGACGGGTGCGAATTCTGCAGCAGGATTACGATCTATGCCTGCGCGTTATTTGTTTATGGATGAGATAGATGCTTATCCAGGCGATGTGAATGGTGAGGGTGATCCGATTCTTTTGGCGGAGCGAAGATCTGCGACATTTAGAAACAGACGGAAGATATTTTTGGTGAGTACACCAACAGTCAAAGGCATATCACGGATACAGCGTGAATTTGAAAAATCGGATCAGCGTTATTATCACATGCCTTGTCCCAAATGTGATCACTTCCAGCATTTTAGATTTGAGCAACTCAAATGGCCAGAAGGCGAACCTGAAAAAGTCACCTACATATGTGAGGAATGCTCCTACGCTATTCGCAACCATGAAAAAACAGAGATGCTCTCTCGTGGTGAATGGCGAGCCTTATCGGAATCTATTGACGGCACAATCGGCTATCACCTTTCATCACTCTACTCACCCGTGGGATGGTTCTCATGGGAAGATGCGGCGGTGATGTATGAAGAGGCCAAGCGTGATCCTGATTTGATGAAGGGATTTACCAATACGGTTTTGGGTGAGCCTTATGAGGAATCCTCCGAAGCACCACAATGGCAAAGATTATATGAACGTCGCCAAACATACGAGCAAAGCATTGTGCCACGCGATGGATTATTTCTTACCGCTGGTGTTGATGTTCAAAAAGACCGTATTGAATGCGAAGTGGTCGCATGGGGGCGTGATAAGAAAAGCTGGTCAGTCGATTACATCATTGTTGATGGTGACACGGCGCGACCTGAAACGTGGGATCGCCTGAATATCGAAGTCTTGGAAAAAGATTGGCAACACGCCTCTGGTCACACCATGCCTATTCGGGTCATGGCCGTTGACTCTGGTTATGCCACGCAAGATGTTTATGCGTTTGTGCGTCAGCATCCGCAGGCCGTATGGGGTGGATCAGGCGCACGCGCATCAAACCCACGCACGGTGATGGCGATCAAAGGACAAGATCGTGATACGGCACTCATATTGAGCGTATCCAAGGCCGATACAGGTGGGAAACGCCGTGGTCTTCGTGTTTGGAATGTCTCTGGCCCTGTGGCCAAGATGGAACTCTATCGCTGGTTAAAATTGGAATGGCCAACCATTGAAGATTTGAATAACGGTATTCCAATGCCAACAGGGGCATGTCTGTTTCCTGAATATGGCGAGGAATATTTTAAGCAGCTCACCGCCGAGCGATGCGTCATCAAAGTGATGCGTGGGTTTCCAAAACAAGTCTGGGAAAAAGACCCGACCCGCAATAACGAAGCTTTGGACTGCCGTGTTTATGCACGCGCTGCCGCAAGTGTTTATGGTTTGGATCGTATGTCTGATTACAAATGGCGCAGGCTTGAACAGGCATTGGGCGTTGATGTGAAAGTCCCAACACGAGGCGTTGAATTGCCCGTTTCCGAAAATAACGATAACGCTAAAGCAAAACCAGTTGAGGCACAGAAAAACAAACCACGCATTCAACAACGCAAAGCGATCAAAGCGGATGACCCATATCTGTAGAGGGGGAGGACAAATTGTCCCCACCCTTTGATATGGCTTTAGATGTACGACAAAATCGTACATCTGGAATCACCCTTTATCTAAGACCCAGAATCGGGATTAATAGAACTCATGGATAAAAATTATGATTTGTGGTTTCCACAAAAAAAGCAGTTAAATCAAAAAAAGAAACCTCCTTCTTTTAAAGAACGAGAGATATGGTGGACTCAGATTGGAGTTAATATTGGTTATGAAATATTCGGTAAAAGTAATGCTTTCACCAGACCCGTTTTGGTTTTGAAAAAATTTAGCCAATTTACATTTTTAGGTGCACCATTATCAACAGCAAAGCCAAGATTTGCCATGCATTATTCCATAGAAGTCAATAATCGTCCTAATATTGTTATGCTTGATCAGCTTAGAACATTTGATTCAAGACGGCTGCAACAGTCACCTATACAAAGAATAACTCCAGCCCAACAGCGTATGATTAAGAAAGTTTTGGCTGAAAATCTTTTGAAAAAATAAGCCCCACCGAAGTGGGGCGCTGGGCCTAGTGGCCAAATACAATTATAGAATACCAAAATATAAGGATTTGTCAAGAAAAATTAACCCCTCTGAAATCAGAGGGGCAATGGGCCTAATGGCCAAAATTCTTATATTTATATTCCCCACATTATCTGTGGGGAGCTGTGCCTAGTGGCAATATACAATCACATTATATGATTCGAACGCGATCATTGCAAGATTTTCATCACACGGCCTCCAGAGGCGGTTTTTTCATGGAACATTAGAAATGACAGAAACACTTTTAGAACTTGAATCACGATTGGTTCAAGCCAAAGAAGCACGCCACCGCTTATTGACTGGAACACAAGAGGTCAGTGTCAACATGCATGGCTACGGCGCAACCACATATTCAGAGGCCAATATTGAGCGATTAGAAAAATACATCAATGAGATGGAATTAGAGGTCGTTCGTAAAAAAGGTGACAAACGTCGCGGTATCATCCGAACACGATTTTAAGGTAACAATTTATGGTTCAAATTTTAGATTCATCTGGTCTTCCCATGAAGACCAATGATACGGCACATCGCGCGGCATCTTATCGATCTCGTGAGTTATCCAGTTGGTTGCCACCAATTGGATCAGCGGATAGTGATTTACTAGGTGAATTACCCACGCTTGTATCACGCTCCCGTGATCTCAGTCGCAATCACGGTGTTGCGGCAGGAGCCATGCAGACCCTCACCGATAATGTGGTCGGAACAGGATTACGATTATCAGCAACACCTGATTACAAGGCTCTTGGTCGCGATAAAGAATGGGCAGATGAGTGGGCGCGAAATGTTGAATCCGAATGGCGCTCTTGGGCTGAAAGTACCGAGTGCGATGCCTCGCAAAGTTTAACATTCGCTGGGATGACAGCGTTAGTATTTCGATCCAGTATTGTAAATGGTGAGGCTTTGGCTCTTCCATTATGGTTGAATAATCGCGGTGCAAAATACGCCACGACTATTCAATTGGTGGAAGCGGATCGTTTGTCCAATCCATCAGGTAAACAGGACCGCAAAAATTTACGTGCTGGAATAGAAATCGATAATTACGGTGCGCCTGTTGCTTATCACATCCGTAAATCTCACCCCGGTGATGCGATGTTAGGTTTGGGAATTGATGCCATGAATTGGGAACGTATTCCAACCCATACAAAATTCGGACGCAGACGCGTTATCCATGTTCACGATAAAGAGCGCACGGGTCAACATCGGGGTAAACCGCTCCTGACATCCATCATGCCGATGTTTAAGATGTTGGATCATTATGAGAGATCAGAGCTTCAAGCCGCCGTTGTGAATGCGATGATTGCCGCTTTTGTTGAAACGCCCATGGATGGTGAATCAATCGCCGAGGTGTTTGGCGGATCAGGTGATGATTATATGGCGGCGCGGAATGAATGGGATATCAAACTGCAAGGTGGTTCAATTATTCCGATGTTCCCGGGGGATAAGGTCGCACCATTCACACCAAGCCGTCCCAATAGTGGCTACGGCATGTTTGTTGAAAATATCCTGCGTCATATTGGTGCTGGGTTAAATATTCCCTTCGAATTGCTAATGAAGGATTTTTCAAAGACGAACTATTCATCGGCGCGTGCAGCATTGTTGGAAGCATGGCGATATTTCTCAGCAAAACGCCAATGGTTATCCACCTATTGGGCAAAACCTGTTTATGAGTTATGGCTCGAAGAAGCGATCAATAAAGGCATTATCGATGCCCCTGATTTTTACAAGAAACGCCATGCTTGGACACGGGTCAAATGGATCGGCCCCGGTCGTGGATGGGTTGATCCTGTCAAAGAAGCAAAAGCAGCCCATTTGCGGATGCAAATTGGACTGTCCACTTTGGAAGATGAATGCGCCGCGCAAGGTCTTGATTGGGAAGAAGTGCTTGAGCAGCTCGCCAGAGAAAAAGCCAAAATCACAGAACTTGGCCTGACCATTAACGATGTGAACAGCATTTTAAATACCAACACAGAACAAGAGGATGAAGATAATGAGAAAGATAAACCCCCTGTGGGGGCGTGAACCATGGGCAATTACCGAAACGGCACTGGAGACAATATTGAGTGTTGCTGCCCGTGAAAATGAATCACCCGAGGCTGTTGCTTCAAAATTAGGCCGTGAATTACAAAACACCTATAATGCAACGGAGCGTGATGGGGTTGCGATCTTGCCTGTGACTGGTCCTTTGTTTCGCTATGCCAATATTTTTACATCGATCAGTGGTGCAACCAGTTATGAGTTGATCGCCAAGGATTTTAGGACGGCGCTGGATAACCCTCAAATCAAAGCCATCATTTTGGATATTGATTCACCCGGCGGTGAAGTAAACGGCGTATCCGAATTATCATCCATGATTTATGAGGCTAGAGGTAAAAAACCCATTATTGCTTATGCGTCTGGTGACGCAGCATCAGGTGCGTATTGGATTGCCTCTGCAGCAGATGAAATCGTTGTGTCAGAAACCTCCGCCCTTGGTTCAATCGGTGTGGTGGGCATGTATCGCGTCGATGATGAAAATAATAAAACTATTGAGATCGTATCATCACAATCCACTCATAAGCGTTTGGA